AGACGCAACGAGTGAAGATAGTTTCTTGTGTCTGTGAATAGACGAAGATACTTGTTATGAATCTGTGGTGTTCTTGCTGACTCTGCTTCGAGTTCTGTGCGATCAATTGCAAGATCAGTATCAACCATGTCTTGAATTTCTTTGAGTGTAAGTTTCTGCATGTGCAAAGTATAGCACCGAAAAAACTACTTGTCAAACAAAAAACCCCTCACAAGGAGGGGTTTGATGATTGAGTTTTTTAATTTTTTAACCAAGGGGTGGTGTTGGAGGAGCAAATCCTGGTGTGGGCATACCTTGACCTCCGCCAAATCCTTGTCCTGGCACCCTTCTACCACCTGGTCTTCTAGGTGGAGCCATTCTTCCGCCGCCTGGACCGCCTAGGCCGCCAAATCCACCTTTACTTGCTCTGAAGTCTGGTGGCACTTCATCTTTTTTAACCACAGGACGACCGCCGGTTTCGAAGGGATCAATACCACCAACGAATCTGAAACTGGTTGAGTTTCCATCTCGTTGTAGTCTAGCACGAATTCTTTTTCGAAGACTGCTCAACAATTGAGAAATTGCACTTCTCTTCGTTTGAAGATCTCCTTCACCGACAAACTCCATTGCATTTACTGGAGTGCCCAAACGGCCAAGTTCTCGCATTAACTTAGCAACTGCTGTTTGCATAGCGTCCTTATATCCCAAAGTGCCAGCCTCAAAAGGGACCATTTGCAGAGCATACATAGGAGGAGGATTAAGTAATTGAATACCTCCTGCAAGTTCAGGATCAGTAAAGTCTGGTATGAAGTCGCCATCTGACCCCCCTTGATCATAATGTTCTTCCAGTTGTCTATAATAAGCATCAAGACCCGACTCTGTAAAATTATCCATACCAATCACCATAGCACCGGCAAAAACCTGGCCACCTTGTAAGTCTATTTGTGAAAAAGGAAAGTAGAAAACTTGACCATTCAAACTTAAAGGATTTTCTCCGCCTCCACCTACTTGTTCAGAAACAAGATTGCTTGCAACTTTTTGTTTGAGTTGTTCAAATAGTTGGGAATCGTTGTAACCATGTTCGGTTAAGGTCTCCCAGGCCTTTTGTTCAATTAATTTTTGTAGTCTACGATTCATGGTTATCTCCGATTAGTAGTAACTTAGTTATTTATTGCATTGGTGGTGTTGGAGGAGCAAACCCTGGTGTGGGCATACCTTGACCTCCGCCAAAGCCTTGACCTGGCATTCTTGGCATTCTTTGTTGTGGTGGAGCCATTCGACCACCTCCAGGTGCCCCTGGACCTCCTGGAACTTTCTTGCGTCTGAAAGGTAAGATGTCAAAGACTGAAGGTGTTGGGTCTTCATACTCAACATCAGGATCTCCTACAGGATTACCATCTGGATCAGTGGGTTGACCAAATCCTGGATATTTCTTTCTTATAAGATCAATCAGAGTTCGAATATTTCTGTTTGCACCCATAGGCCCGTCATCAAAACTGACTGGATTTTGATCATACAATCCAGGAACATCTCCTAAAGAAAATGGTACATCAAAACCAAGTGATCTAATTCTATTCATTAATTGTGTATTTGCAGACTGGTAGTTATATGTGCCATCTGAATTTTGAGGAATCTGTTGGGCTATGATTTCAAGATTTGTGTTTCTCAACAATTGTCTAAGCACATATGGAGACACCATATCAGGACTTGGTTGATAATCCCCCACAGGAGCATTTGGATTATTTCTTCTCCAATTATAATAATCGTTTGTAAATGCCTGCATCAAATCTCTTGAAGCGTTTGCTGGAATAACTAATGCAAATAAATGCGGTTCCCCATTAAATAGGCCACCTAGGGGAAAATACAAAGCAAGACCACTATCGAATAATCCAATAAATTCACGATTTGCTTTGTTGAATTCTGGTGAACCAACCCATCTGTTGAAGCCAGAATCTGTACCCGTAGTCTGCTCATTCAAACGAGACAAAACTTCTTCGGTGAGTTTTTCTAATACAACTGAGTCATTTCTGTTGTAATTAGTTAAGGTTTCCCAAGCCTTTTGTTCAATTAGTTTTTGTAGTCTACGACTCATGGTTATCTCCGATTAATACTTTTCGTTCGTACGAATGTTTTTGAGTTTCTTGGCAAGAAGTTGTCTCTTCTTTGCTTTTTTATCTCTTCTTGCTGTGATTCTTTTGATTGTTTCTCGCACCGCTTTTGTGCGACCGTCAAGATCGACACCCTCTAAAAAATTGCTTGGTCGATAGTTCATTTGTTTCCTTTCTTAAAGTGCTTCGATCTCATAATCAGTGTAAGAAAAAGTAACTGTTGCTGTGAGTGGTTCCATATCTGAAACTGTGCTATTCATTTCAATCGCAGTTAGATTCGTTGGAAACACTCCTCTGAAATTTACTCGAAACCTTTCATTCAAATTACTGTTTAGAATTACAAGTGTTGCATCTTCTATATCGTCTTTGACTTTTCCTGAAGAACTGTCATCAATTGAATCATATGGCGCAGTCGATGTCATCCAGTTTTTTATTTCAAGCCAGTTACCTAAATCTTCATTCACAATAAACTGTATTGTCAAATCTTCAAATTCGACTCGATCTCCTGGTTGCTTGATGTCAGAAAAGACATTCGATTGTACCACTGCTGGTACAGAGATTCCAGGAATATTCGCAGTCTGACAAAAGTAAGTGACTTCGGGTGTTCTTTGTAGAAAGAAACGAAAACTTGTAGGTTGCAACGGGTTTGTTGCGTCTGGTTGTGCTGAAATCGGGCTTACTTTTTGTGTCATAATTTATATCCAAAAAAAAGAGAAGGGTGGGGCTTTCGCCCCACTCTTCCGAAGTGTTTGCAGAATCAGACGAGGTTATCGACTCTGAAGATTCTGTAGTATTGGTTGCGACGAGAAGAGATCGCTTCAGCATCGGCTGTACCATCTGCCTTGGTGACAAACGGGTTGCTAACAAGACCGTAACGGGTCTTGAAGCCGATCTTGGGCTGGAACGAATCTTCGCCAACTGCACGAACCATTTGCAGCGGGACATACGGGCAGTAGAATATACCAGCATCGTATGGGCTTGTACCACGGTAGCCAATAACTGCGAAGTCCTTGGTTGCTGTGGTGCTGTAGTAAGGATCGATGTAGACCTTGAGTCGTCCGTTGATTGTACCAGCGAATGTGTTGCCAGTGTCATCAACTTCAAGGTTGCTTTCGAGAGCAGGTGTGTAATCAAGAACACCAGCCATTGCGAGAGCAGAAGCAACGTCGGAGGAGCAAAGAACAAAGTTGCCCTTGCCACGACGAGTATCCTTAGCAATGAAGTTTGCTTCTCTTTCGATTTGGAAGAGAAGACCTTTGAATCTTTCGACAGACCAACGACCGTTAGAGTCTGTGTTCAAGTCAAAGATACCTTCAGTGGTTGTGCTACCAGAACGGCAGCCGAGTTTCGCAGCATCATAAATCTTACGAATAACTTCGCGGTTGATTTCAGCAAGAATTTCGTTGCTGAGGATGTTTGCGAGTTCTGTCTCGGCATCAAGACCGTGGATAGCCTTGAGGTCTTGAGCGAGTTCAGTTGTGTACTCAGCCTTGAGGGCGCGAGTCTTAGCAGTCACGGATGTCTGCTCAATTGTGAACGCCATTTCAGCGAATGGGTTTGTAGAGGCATCACCGAGTGCTTCACCGAGGGCAGCCGACATAGGATCAGCGCCACCGCCACCAGGACCACTGGTGTTACCGATACCACCGAGGGTGCTAGACACACCGTTGGAGAAAGGATCAACACCGGCATTATCGCCTGCTTCTGCACTAAAGTGAGTAGCACCTGTACCACCAGAGAATCGAGGATCAGACTCGTGGTAGAGTGCCTCAGCACCATCTTGATTTTCGTAACGGCTTCTCATAGCAAAGATGAGACCGGTAGGACCGCTCATTGGCTGAACGCCAGCGATGTCATAAGCAATTAGGTTAGGCATAGCACGACGAACGAGAGAGATCAGAATAGGATCCCACTTGTCGAGTTTACCCGATGTGCCGAAACCAGAGTTCACTGGTGCGGCTTCTTTGAGGAACCGCTCTTGGTTCTCAAGAAGTTGAGTTGTACATGTCTTTCTCCAGTTATCGCTAATAGGAGACAGATCATTATGCTCAAGAATTGGCGACCACTTTGATTGTAGTCTTTCGTTTAATGTTTCCATCTTATTTTACTCCTGAATTGAATTCGAATTAATTCTTACCATATCTTGAAAGTGCATTCGAGTACGATTGCATACTTTCGCTAAGATCTTCTTTTTGTGTATCTTCAGATGTGTTGCCTTCGGCAAGCACATCGATGTCGTCTTGAATCACAAGATTACGCTTGCTTGGAACATAAGACTCACGAAGGGTCTTCATGCTTTTTGCAAACGAGTTTTCGTCAACGAAGTCCACATCTTCAGCAAGTGTCTCTAGACGATCAACTTGCGAAAGGGGTAGATCTTCAGTTGCTTCACGAATAATTTGATCTCTACGAAGATCTTCAATCTCTTCGTTGAGTTCAATGTTCTTTTGTAGTTCTTCATTGATCTTGTTGTCGTAATACTTGGCAAGTTCTTCTCTCTTGAGTTGTTCTTGCTGCATTTGCTCGTAGAGTCC